CTCTAGCATTTTGTACATCACTTCATAATTTAACTTACTGACTGCGTCTGGTGTCATAGTTGCGTTCTCAGTAAGTTGAGTATTAGCCGATTGCTCGGCTAATACTTTAGAGATATTAATAAGACTATTTGTCATTATTATCTCCGATTGCTTTAAACTCGTTGTACTCAATTTCAGTACAGAACTGATTAAACAAGTCATTGTGCTTAATCTTGAAGTTAGCCGTTTCAAACTTTTTTCTTTTACGTTTGATTTTCTGCACTCCAAAACTTTCACCTTGCTCATCTTGTACTATGATTAAGTTTTGATTAGTCCTATCGAATACATCAATAAGATTTTGTTTCATTGTATCTAACTCTTTAGCTAAACGATTAGCTTTGAGTTTAAACATAGCATAAGCTAAGACTACTTTTTTTTCGTCTTGCTTTAGCTTTTTAACTGCGTTGCTCATTGTTTTCCTTTGTTAGTTTTTACTTGATCTAAATATCTTATTACATCTTATATAAATAGCAAGAACTAAATGTGTCCATAATGGGTCGTGTTCATTATGGGTTTTCCACAGACAAAACTAGAACAAACTAAAAACAGAACCTAAACTTACTACATCTAATAATAGTAGTATGTAGATAAATATTAGTGGCGAGAACCAAATTAAGCCCCCCATCTTTACCCCCTATTCTTTTTAATAAACGACAATATTACCAACGCAAGATTTACCACGAGCAATTATAGAGAACTGTCTCTCCCTTTTCTATTTGTGCCAAAGCCCAATCACAGAACTGAACATCTTGCTTGGAATATTCCTTAACTGCTTCCTCTTGAAACTGATGTCCCCAAAAGAAACCACCGCTACAAAACGAGTTATGATAGTTGCTATCTATTTCTTTTCGTAAGTTGGTTATGATGTCCTTCGTCAACGTCAACTCATCTTCTCCGTTCATAGCTTCTGCGCTGTTTGGGTTTTGCTCATCCCAAATGTTTTGCATAAACTGTTGAAGTCGAGAGTGCTTTCTCCAAACGAAACCATCGATTGTTGGCTCGTACTTATCTGAATAGACTTTGTCGAAGTCTGGTTGTTTCATCTGTCCACTTTGTTTGTCTCTTATGTGTGCGAATTGATCTAGTCCCATTATCTTTCCTTTGTTCGTTGTTAATCCTAATGTCTTATCATATCCCACACCATTGTCAAACTTTATTTTCTTATCCAATATTTTTTATGCAGGGAAGTTGGAAGCCAGACCCCCCTGACTTCTTAAACAAAGTATCTTTCTAGATGTACTCCATTGAAACGAGACGAGCCTAGGGAAGTTGGAAGCTTGTGCGCCCCCATTCCCTTTCTAGAGTAGAATGATTCTAATGTACTCCATTGAAACGAGACGAGAGCTTCCTGCTACCAGAGTCCAGCACCAGTCAGGATCAGGATGCCCAGCACGGGCAGCATGAACCGAGGCCACACGAGCAACGTCAATATGAATAGCGAGAACATTACGCAGCCTCCTTTAAATATTTTTTAAAACAAATTTTACACCAAATCCAATTAATACATTGCTGTAAATCAAATTGATAAAATGAAAAATTTGTATCTTTAATTTTTTTATTACAAGTTTTACAATTCATTACGCAATCCTCCATCCGTCAGTAACGAACACATCACCACGGATGTCCTGTATGTTGTCCAGCTGCGTGCACAATCCTTCAGCTATTAGTTGCCGTGCTTTTTCATTAGTCTTGAACGAGCTGTTAAACAATCCTTCCTCATTCACTACCATTTCCTTAAGCTTCTCGCCGCCAGGCAGCGCAGGCGATGCTGTAGGCATGGCTGCGTTTACTATTTCAATAGGTCCTTTAACGAGGGACTGCATTGCCTTTAGTTCTTTTATTCTTCCTTCTATTATGGTCACTGTACCGTCATCCTTTATCACATGAGTCTTCATTGTTTATCCTTTGGTTTGTTGTTAACGGGCCAAGCGCGCCATTCGCGCATTTCTTGACCCCAGGTCCAACCCTTACAATCTAGATTACTAGAATATATTTATCGTGTAATTGGACCAACAGAGTAGCTCCTATGAATCAAACGTGCACTAGAATATCCAAGAGCGTACCCCGCGTACGGACCGCACTGAAGTTTACGGTTTGCACCTACCTCCTAACATGCGGCCCTGAATGTATATAAGACCAGATGGGATAATAGTCAAGTCTTTTCTTTCGAGCTTCAATCATCAGGTTTCTCCCTGAGCTCCTCAGAGGCCTTATACTGTTCGGTAATCTTTCTAATCCTTTTCCTTAAACGAGAGCTTCAATCATCAGACTGCTCCCTGAGCCCCCAGATGCTTTATGTATACCACTTATCTTTCTACTCCTTTCCTCAAACGAGAACGAGCTACCAGCGTCAGGTTACCAGATGGTAAGTTACCAGTGCCACGCTGCTAGATGCAGTTCTTTTAAGGAACGAGGATTATCAAACGAGCTTCGGTGAACGAGAACACGGATCAGCCTTGGAGGCGAACATAACTAGGTTACTAGTATATCGATGACCCCGCACTCCAAACTAGGTCACGCTTGTTGCTGATCCTGAAGTATATATAAGATAAGATGGGACAGCTGTCAAGTTATTTATTTAAGATTTATGCAGGTGTGCTGCATCAGCTCCTGATGGGGGCTCAACGAAACAATGAGATTAAAGTTGGCCCCCGAGAACGAGGATACACGAGAGTTATTGCCTTGCCAAGTCCAGCTCTGTTACGCTGCCTGTGCTCCCCAGTAGTTGTTTCTCTATCCGTTGTTCGTCTTCACGGGAACGAGAACGAGCTTCAGCTGCATCCAGCTGCAGGAGCTCCCACATGGCATCCTGGACCGTTGGCCACTTAACAGGAAACGAGAACGCAAACGCAGGTTTCAGTAAACGAGCATCACGGATCGCGGATAACGGTCTGTACAGTTTCAATTTCTTCTCCAAGAGGGTCTCATTGCAGATCAAAACAGTTCCACCATTTAAGATCCGTTTATTTATCCAAACAATCTGCCACTTAGATAGCTTCGGATAACTTACCTTATCAGATTTTAATTCTATCCAAAATTCTTTACCAGACCAGCAACCATTAATATCTGGTATACCATTGATAGTATTAGATTCTACGCGAATAAAATGAGGTTTAGTAATATGTTTCTTAATTCTTTGCCAGAGCTTTGACTCTCTTTTTTTCATATTTAATCAGGTCGGTTATCTACCTTTTCCATCTTCTGAATTAAACATCTTGGTAATACATTTCGGTCGGAAAAAACTGCTGCTTCTGTGTCATAACTTGCAAATGTCCACACAAGTTTCTTGTCCTTATCAAACAAATACCCTTGTGTAATCATCTTTGCAGGCAATAATTTCTTTACTTCGTCAGCCTCAGCGTGACCTGAATCACCGCACGGATCGATCCACGTTATTTTATATAGATAATACTTTTTACCACCAACGACAGCGTGTTTGTATTTACTTTTTTTTCGTTTGTACATTTACGTTACCTATATTCATTTTGAGGTCGGGGTTATGTACCTCGTTAAAAATAGTTATGAAGGAAGTCCAATTATGACCCTTTAGATAATTTGTCTGTCTCTGGCTTAACTTCGATCGTTTTGGCATTAAATCCATCGATTTTAGTTGATAGCTCTGTGAGTTTTTTTTCAAGCTCTGCACGTGACATTCCCTCCAATCCTGATACTTTGACTTCTCTCTTATCAACATAAAGACCAGCTAGTTGACCTGATCTAAATTCTGCATTGATAGCCGATGCATATTGTTTATCTGCATAAGCAGCGTCTGAATATTTTTCTAGTCTTTTGTATCTTCGGAGTCTGTCCTTCTCAAACTTGGCTGCAGCTTTTTCAAGCTTCATATCCAAATATTTGACCACGTGAGGACTGAATTTTCTAGATGTTAATTTACTTGCTATGTCGGAAAAGTTCTTATCACTTTTGGCATTATACCCAGCTCTCTTCAAAGCCTCGCCTTTTGTAATCTCTCCCCAGTGTGCTACAAGTATATCTATAAACTTTCTTTGCTTCAGGGTTAAATCATCTACAGTTCTTAATGCTTTAGACTTTAAACCCATTAGTTATCCCTTTGTTTACTTAATCTTCTTTTCATGTAAACAGTTGCTGTCTCACTTATTTTCTTTTGGTATTTACCAATATTTCTAGCGCCTCTTTTTAATGATGCTTGTATTTTTCTAGGCAGTTTTCTTGTACCATCATTCACGTGGGATAAGGCTTTGCCAATAATATCTGCTTTTTGGTTTTTAATATCTAATTTCTTCAATCCTCCTAAGAATTTCTTATTGGTTTCAACACCTGGAGTGTTGTACATTTTGTTAATCTTTCTCATCATGTCACCTTTAACTTTTTTGTAGATGTCAGATTTCATGAAAGCTTTTACAGCTTTACCACCAGTTCCTTTAATTAAGCCGCCCGCTAAATATTTACCTGATTTCATTAATAGCTCCTTGGAAGTTTGTTTTTATATGTTTGTAATTTATTTAAATCTTTCATGGTCAAACCTTTAGGATTTAACATACTCTTTTGACCTCCCATTTGAATAGCTGTAGCCATATCTTGTTTACCAGCAGCTCTTTTATTTTTGGTTAATTTAGGTTGTAGTTTTGAAAGTTTTGTAATAGTTCTACCACTTCGTTTCATGTATCTTTTAGCAGCATATTTAATACCAGCTGTAAGTAATCCACCTAATAGTTTTTTTACAGGTTTTTTGTTCATTTCTTTTTCTTCCTTTTAAATAATCTTCTCTGAGCTTTCTTTATACTTGCACTATCCAATCCAATCAAGTCTTTGACACTATCTTGAAATCTTGATGTAGTTGTAGATCCATATCCACCACCTATATCAAGCATTGTCTTTGTGCTAAGTCTATTATTACTAACTGAGTAAGTTCTACCACTTAATGTGCTTTTTTGAAGTGATTGATTTTTGATTGGAACAGGGCCTTTGGAGCTACTACCACGAACATGAATATTGTATTTATCTAAGCTATTTGTCTGTTTCCTGGTTTTTGCTGCAGCGACTCTTTTCTTAACATATTTTATTCCAGCTTTTAAAATTGTTTTTGCTACCATAAATTTCATTATATAGATTATTCTAACCTACGACTACTATACCCAAGTCAACATTTTTACACTACGAAAGGAAATATAGATATTGTGGTGTATCTAGATACACCACGGATACACCATCAGATACACCACTAAATCGTCTATAAGTGTTGGTATACAACAATAATAATCATCAGATACACCAGATACACCACTTTAGGGTCGTGATTAAAAAAAGTGCATAGGGGTCTAGATAATCTATATAGTAGAAAATTAAACCCCTACACATCTAGGTTGTA